GGTTCTTGAGCCACTAGGTAGAAATACCTCCATTAAATATTTAGACAAAAAATTTTGGCTGGATTCCAGCGACTCTTTAATGTATCAAGGTAAGGCACCTGAGCTTTCTGACACACGTCGGGCTCGTATGCCTGCCTTCTTTGAACATGCAAACCCCAACCTCCCACAATATGCTTAGTCTCTTAGAGACAAGCGGACTACAACTTAATGTTCTCCTTGATAAACTTGAGGAAAACTTTCCACCTATTAATCCCCACCCGGATGACTCTACTAATCTCATAATGTATCGCTCTGGTCAACGTTCAGTGGTCGAGTGGATACAATACCAACTCACTGAAGAGAACAATGGCTCCTAGAAACAACGCAGCAGCTCAACGAGAGCGGGAACGTCAACAGCGTGAGCGTGAGCGTCAACAACGTGAACGCCAACAAAGAGAAGCCCAGCAGCGGGCTCAACGCGAGGCTCAGCAGCGTGCTCAACGTGAATCACAGCAAAGAGCACAGCGAGAGGCTCAACAGCGTGCTAAACAAGAAGCTGACCGCAGAGCTAAACAGCAAGCTCAACAGAAAGCTAAACAAGACGCTGATCGTAAAGCTAAACAACAGCAACAACAAAAAGGCAAACAACAAGGTAATGTAAAGGCGGCAATCCGTCAAGCAGAAGCTGGTGGCATTACCCGTAAAGAGCTGCAAAAAATCTCCAAGCAAACAGGTGCTTCTAATCAGCAAATTGTGAAGCGCATGGATGCTATGAATAAAGCCGGACGTGATGTTCGTCTTAATGCTGGTGCAGCTAATACAATCATCAAACAAGCTCAGAAAACTCCATACGATCCGTTTGGTCGTCAACCTAGTTTAGGTACGGGTAACATTGCCCGTGCTCTTCAAGGTATGATTGGGACGCCTGGATCTCCAGCTCCCCGTAATCCCAATACCGGAGCAGATGGTGGGTTTGGAGGAAGGGCTGCAGTTCCTGGCACTGGTCTAATGGCTGGCGGTATGCAAATCCGTAAAGGTGGTCGCCCTGCTGTTATGAGGCAAGTACTGCCTGCTGCACCTGCTGCACCTGCTTCCGTAGATACTGGTGATGGTACTGGAACTGGTACTGGAACTGGAACTGGTACTGGAACTGGTGACGGCCTGAATGGATTTGATTTCGCTTCTTTCTTTGATGGACTGTTCGGCGGAATGGAAGAGCCTATGATGCCCGATATGCCGTCACTTGAAAGCTTTGCTCCTATTAGTGCTGATGTTCAAACACGTGATCCTCTTCAACTGGCAGCACTTGGTCAATCCTATGCTTCTGATATGATTCGTGCTAAGCAACGTCAAGCACAAGGTCGCCGTGCTTATATGCGTGGCGGTCAATCTACTGCAGGTGGCGGCTTGAGTCCTCTCGCTGCTCTCCTTAGCATTGGAGGCTTGACACTGTAATGTCTGCTAAAGAACGGTACGATTTATTGTACGGTGATCGCACTCAATATCTAACCATTGCGCGTAGAGCAGCCGAACTCACCCTGCCTTACCTTATCCGTGATGATGAGGAAGAGTATAAAACAGCTAAACCTCTGCCATCTCCTTGGCAATCAGTAGGTGCTAAAGGTGTTGTTACTCTTTCCTCTAAGCTGATGCTTGCATTGCTTCCTCCTCAGACTAGCTTCTTTAAGCTACAAGTGGATGAGACAATGCTTGGTCAGGAATACGGACCTGGTATTAAATCAGAACTTGATCTAGCATTTGCTAAGATCGAACGTACTATCATGGAATCCATCGCTGCTAGTGATGATCGTGTGGTTGTACACCAAGCATTGAAGCACCTTGTTGTGTCTGGTAATGCCCTGATTTACATGAGCAAAGATGGGCTTCGGCTGTATCCTCTCAACCGTTATGTTGTAGACCGAGATGGCGATGGTAACGTCATTGAAATTGTAACCAAAGAACGTATCTCCAGACAACTACTTGGAGACATACTTCCTAAATCTAAGCCTAATGAAGTTGGTAAAGACAAGCGTAGTGATCGTGATGAAGTAGACATCTACACACATGTTCGTCGTGATAACAATCGCTATGTCTGGCACCAAGAAGTAGAAGACACTGTTATTCCAAAGTCATTTGGTAAAGCACCTATTGATGCTAATCCCTGGCTAGCACTTCGCTTCAACTCTGTTGATGGTGAGATGTATGGTCGTGGTAGAGTAGAGGAATTCATTGGAGATCTACGGTCTCTTGAAGCACTCTCTCAGGCACTCGTAGAAGGCTCTGCAGCAGCAGCTAAAGTCGTCTTCGTAGTGTCACCCTCAAGCACAACTAAACCGCAGACGCTGGCCGCTGCAGGTAACGGTGCGATTGTCCAAGGACGACCTGATGACATTGGAGTTGTTCAAGTAGGTAAGACAGCAGACTTCGGTACTGCTTATCAGATGGCTCTTCAACTAGAGCGTAGGTTGTCTGATGCATTCCTCATTATGAATGTACGTGATAGCGAACGCACTACAGCTGAAGAAGTTCGTATGACACAACTTGAACTGGAGCAACAACTCGGTGGACTATTCTCCATGCTGACTGTTGACTTCCTAGTTCCTTACTTGAACCGTAAGCTATCGGTCTTCCAGAAGACTGGTGAGATTCCTCGTATTCCTAAAGGTATTGTCAAGCCTACTATTGTAGCTGGTATCAATGCATTAGGTAGAGGACAAGATCGGGAAAGCCTTAGTGCATTCCTGATGACTATTGCACAAACAATGGGTCCTGATGCTATTCAGACTTTTGTTAATCCTGAAGAGGTTATCAAACGTCTTGCTGCTGCTCAAGGTATTGATGTTCTCAACCTTGTTAAGAGTATGCAAGATGTACAGAATGAACAAGCACAGGCTATGCAGCAACAGCAGCAAATGGAACTAGTGAAACAAGCTGGTCAACTTGCCTCTGCACCTGCGAATGATCCATCTAAATATCCACAACCAAATGAGCAACCAAACACCCAACCGCCGCAGCCGGCGTAAACCCACTCAGGTTGAACCTGAACGTGATGTACGTGAAGTAGCACATCCACCTACTGATCGTCCTGTACTTAAGGTCGAAGATCCCAAGCCTAATAAGTACGAACCTTCGCCTAAGATTGGTACTCCCACTCTTGGTCGTTCACCCAACTATGTAACTAAGGTTGGTCTTGGTAATCTTAAAGTAACTACTGCACATGGCAACACTGACGTATGATCCCACACCTGCGGATCAACCTGAATTTACAGAAGCTGAACAAGAGGCGCTTGCCGTTGGTGAAGCTCAAGCTGCTGAAGAACAACAACTTCTAGCTGGTAAGTTTCGAGATGCTGAGGAACTAGAGAAAGCTTACATTGAGCTTCAATCTAAACTTGGCTCTCGAAACAACGAAGAAGAAGGTGGTGAACCTGAAACAGAAGAAGAGGTTAACCTTGAAGATGTTAGCCTGCTTGATGTTCTTTGGGAAGAGGCTCAAATTGGTGAGCTTTCTGATGAGACTAAGCAACAACTGTCTCAAATGAATACAGCAGAACTTGCTGCTGAGTATCTGAAGTACCGTCAACAAGTTGAAGGTAATCAACCAGATGACGTAGACATCTCTGAAGAAGATGTTGTTGAGCTTCGTAGTCTAGTTGGAGGAGACGAGGGTTATCAAGATATGATTGCCTGGGCTTCTGAAAACTTGTCACAAGAAGCTATCGAACGGTATGATAATGTCATGGCTAGTGGTAACTACGATGCTATGGCATTTGCTGTTGAAGCACTTAAATCTAAATACACTGAAGCTATGGGCGTTGAAGGACAACTCTTTAAAGGCAAGCCTGCTGCATCTAATCGTGACGTATTCCGTTCACAAGCAGAAGTAGTTCAAGCTATGTCTGATCCTCGTTATGAACGAGACCCTGCATATCGTAATGATGTGTATGAAAAACTTGAACGCTCTAATCTTCAATACTGATGACAGTTACCACCAACGAATTCGATCAACAAAACATCTTCGCTAAAGAACCACCCATGTACCACGATTCTGATTACACTGTGTCCCATAATGAACGAGCTGAACTGCTGAATGGTCGCCTTGCTATGCTTGGCTTCGTTGCAGCAGTGGGTGCTTATGTATTTACTGGTCAAATTATTCCTGGAGTATTCTAATGTCTTGCGGTAAGAAAGGTCACAAAGGTGGCGGTAAGAAAAAGTAATGGCTAAAGCTGGACTCTACGCTAACATCCACGCTAAGCGAGAACGTATCGCTAAAGGTAGTGGAGAGAAGATGCGTAAACCT